CCAGTAATATCAGTCATTAGTAATAATGGAAAAACTTTAACATTACCAACTTCAACAGATACTTTAATAGGTAGAACAACAAGTGATATATTGGAAAATAAGACATTAAAATTACCTATAATATCGGCGATTAGTAATAATGGAGGAACTTTAACATTACCAACTTCAACCGATACTTTAATAGGTAGAAAAACAAGTGATATATTGGAAAATAAGACATTAAGATTACCAGTAATATCAGCTATTAGTAATAATGGAGGAACATTAACATTACCAACTTCAACCGATACTTTAATAGGTAGAGATACGAATGATACATTAAAAAATAAGACATTAACATTACCTATAATATCAGCAATTAGCAATAATGGACAAACTTTAACATTACCAACTTCAACAGATACTTTGATAGGTAGAGATACGAATGATACACTAAAAAATAAGACATTAACATTACCAGTAATATCAGCGATTAGCAATAATGGACAAACTTTAACATTACCAACTTCAACAGATACTTTAATAGGTAGAACAACAACTGATACATTAGAAAATAAGACATTAAAACTACCTATAATATCAACGATTAGTAATAGAGGAACATTAACATTACCAACTTCAACTGATACTTTAATCGGACGAGACACAAATGATACACTAAAAAACAAAACATTAACAATGCCTGTAATATCGATGATTAGTAATGGAGGAACATTAACATTACCAACTTCAACTGATACTTTGATAGGTAGAACAACAAGTGATACATTAGAAAATAAGATACTAAAACTACCTATAATATCTACAATTAGTAATATAGGAACATTAACATTGCCGATAACAACTGATACATTAATAGGTAGAGATACTAGCGACACACTAACAAATAAGACATTAACATTACCTATAATATCTACTATTCGTAATACAGGAACTTTAACATTACCGACAACAACTGATACATTAATAGGTAGAGATACTAGCGACACACTAACAAATAAGACATTAACATTACCTATAATATCTACTATTCGTAATACAGGAACTTTAACATTGCCGACAACAACTGATACATTAATAGGTAGAGATACTAGCGACACACTAACAAATAAGACATTGACATTACCTATTATATCGACAATTCGTAATAATGGACAAACTTTAACATTACCAACAATAACAGATACTTTAATAGGTCGAACAACAACCGATACGTTGGAAAACAAAACATTGACATTACCAGTAATATCGATGATTCGTAATGGAGGAACATTAACATTACCGACTTTAACAGATACTTTGATAGGTAGAACAACAAGTGATATATTAGAAAATAAGACATTAACATTACCCACAATATCTTCAATTAGAAATACAGGAACTTTAACATTACCAACATCAAATGATACTTTAATTGGTCGAAATACTACTGATACATTATCAAATAAGACATTAACATTACCAGTAATATCTTCAATTCGTAATACAGGAACATTAACATTGCCAACATCAAATGATACTTTAATAGGAAGAGATACAGTAGATATACTAACAAATAAGACATTAACATTACCTATAATATCGACAATTCGCAATACAGGAACATTAACACTACCAACTTCAACAGATACTTTAATAGGTCGAAACACTATTGATACACTAACAAATAAAATATTAGGTGATTGTACAGCAAATACCCAAGAACAAACAGATAATTCAAATAAAATAGCAACTACTGCTTTTATTAAAACAGCCATTTCAGATTTAGTAAATTCAGCACCTTCTACATTAGAGGTATTAAATAATCTTACTACAACTTTACAAAATGATACTGATTTACAGACATCAATCTTAAATTTATTAGGAAATAAACAAAATATTCTTACAAATAATTCTATATTAGATTCATATTTAAGCTCAAACGTTTTATTAAAAGATGCGGTACAATCATTAATGAATAAGACGTTAATATTACCAGTAATTTCTTCAATTAGTAATATAGGAACATTAACATTACCAACAATAACTGATACATTAATTGGCCGAAATACAAGTGATACACTATCTAATAAGACATTAACTTTACCTATAATATCTAAAATTCTTAATGGAGGAACATTAACACTACCAACTTCAACAGATACTTTAATCGGTCTAAAAACAACTGATATACTAGAGAATAAAACATTGACATTACCCGTAATATCTAAAATTAGTAATGTAGGAATTTTAACATTACCAACAGTAACAGATACTTTAATTGGACGAAACACTACTGATACATTATCAAATAAGACATTAACATTACCCATAATATCTTCAATTCGTAATACAGGAACATTAACATTACCAACATTAACTGATACTTTAATAGGGCGAAATACAGTCGATACACTTACAAATAAGACTTTAACATTACCAGTAATATCAACAATTCGTAATGGAGGAACTATAACATTGCCAACTTCGACTGACACTCTAATAGGGAGAGACACCAGTGATACACTAACAAATAAGACATTAACATTACCAGTAATATCATCGATTCGTAATAATGGACAGACTTTAACATTGCCTATATCAACGGATACTTTAATAGGAAGAGACACTAACGATATACTTTCAAATAAAACATTAACATTACCTATAATATCTAAAATTAGTAATAATGGACAAACTTTAACATTACCTACATCAACTGATACTTTAATAGGTCGAAATACTACTGATACACTAACAAATAAGACATTAACATCACCAGTAATATCTTCAATTCGTAATACAGGAACATTAACATTACCAACATCGAGTGATACTTTAATAGGTAGAACAACTACTGATACATTAAATAATAAAACAATTGATAACTGTTCTTTTACTAATTATTCGTCTTTTTTAAATGGTTCAGTAATACAACAATATGATATATCTAATTTAAGTTCTACAACATCATATCAATCAAATGGTGAATATTTTTTATATAATTCAAAAACATCTGGAATTATTAATTTAAGAACACAAGATGAAACAAAAAATGTTAGAGATTTTAAGATTAGTTATAATAATGTAACATGTCCAACTAATTTTTCACAAAGTGGAACAGCAATTTTATCACAAAGTGGAAGTGGTATAAATTTAATGAAATCGATTACAATGAATCCAGATAATAATTTATTACAATCTGGTGCAGGTGTTATAACTCAATCTGGTTCAACTGGTATAAATACTTTTAAAACAACCCATTTTATAGGTTATTCAACTTACTATAATGGGTCTCAAATAAATCAATATGATTATACTAATGCAGTTTTAACATCATTATTTCAATCGGGGATAAATTATTTTATGAGTAATAATGCACAAGGAGGACGTTTTTATATAAGAACGTTCGATGGTTCAGGTAATTTTAAAGATTTTAATATTGGTTATAATAGTGTTGAATGTTCTACGGATTTTTATGTTACTCAAAGTAGAGTATTAGTTATACAAGACAATGGGCCACAAATAAGTCAAACAAATATATCACAATATGCAGGTAATTTATACATTCAAAATCTTGCATATCCAAATGTATCAGGTGGTAGTATTTTATTTCATGTTTACGATAGGGCATCAACCCCAAATTTATTAGAGATGGTTAAAATTAATAATGATGGATTAACAATAAATGTTGGACGCGGTTTAAGAATATTTAATGAAAATAATACTAACAATTTATTAATGGAACAATATTTAAACAATTCATATATTACGAATACCGCATATTCAACTACAATAGCACCATTTTTAATATTAAGAACTAAAAATAGTTCAGGAAATTTAGTTGAAAATATTAAAATTCAACCAACTAATGTTCAAATAACAACACCTTTAACTATTGGTTCTGGAAATTCTTCACTAACAATTACACCTGGTTTTAAAGGAACAGTGGAAACTCAAGGTTGTGTTACATATGATTTACCAAATGTAGGACTTCATTACTTTTGGGATAATTTAGAAACATCGGGAACGATTACTTCAAATGGATTAAATTTAAATTCGGGGGGAATTACACTTCCATCAACATTTACAACGCCTACATATGGACAAGTAGGTTATAAAATTGTTGGAACAAATACGTCAATATCATCATCATCTCCAACAAACATGGTGAGTGGTACTATTTATACATTATCAACAATCGTTCTTCCTGATGGTCTTTGGAATATAGCTGGACAATTTGCATATTATATAAGTACTGGAGGTGAAATACAAAATGAATATCTTTCACTAACTCCTAATCAAACATATTTAGACCCTGCTAATTATATTGTTAATGGTTCAACAAAAGGAATAAGTACACAAATTTTAATGAGAAGAATTAACTCAGTTGTATCTGGGAATCAAACATTATATTTAATATGTAGAATAGGAATAACGAGTGGTTCATATCAAATTACAAATACTTCACAAACATATGCGCATCTTACTGCTTATAGAATTGCCTAAATTTAATTATTTATTCATTCATTACAAAAAAACATTTTTTATAATAAATTTGATAATTACAGGTAAAAGATATTTTATGATATTAAAATAAAAAATACATATAATTTAGATAAACTTATTTAATTATTTTTTTCAAAATATGATTATCTTTAACATACTTTATTAGTCCATCTGGAAATATTTTACCTATATATGGGTCAACATCATTTTCAAGCGTAGCCTCTTTTGAGTCCAATAGATAATCATATTCAAAATGTTTTTGAAATAATATATTATAAAAATATAATACACTCTTTTTGTTATATATATTATAAAATTTAACTATTTTTTTATAATCATCAAAATCATCCTTTGAACCCGAAAACCATGATTCAATATTATAATTTTCAATATTTATACATTCTTTACCATACTTTTCATAGATTATATATATAAATATTTGTGATAATGGACCTCCAAAACTATATCCATTAATCTGTAAATTTATAATTTCACTACTGCATTTATTTAATTTTTGAAAATATTCTTTATATATATTTTCATGTATATAATCATATACTTCTAATATAGATTTATCTCTTAAAATTTCGACCTCTTCTATTTTATTATCTAGATATGTGTACAAACTACCTTCTTTATTTAATATTTTTTCAATATTTTTAAAAGTAAAATTATTTGAAAATATTTTTAATATCAAACTTATATCTTTTATATTTTGAATACCATTAAAATATATATGATGCTTATCACTATCACTATTTTTAAAAAATAGTACTGAAACATTATGTTTATTCGTATAATAAAATAAATAGTCTGTATTATTTTTAATTTCTATATCATCCGTTTCAATTAAATTATTATTTTTTTTAAAAATATTATTATAATACATAATTTTTAATAAATAATTATAATAAGCGGATGATTTATCAATAATAGGTTTATCTGTATACTTGGACGATAATATAAAAAATAATATAATTATTAAAAACTGAATTAACTGAATTTTTTTTAATAAATTTAACATATTTGTTGTTTATTATATAATGTTATATTATAAAAAAATATAAATTTCACGATTTAAATATTTTTATATTTGTTGAAATAATTTGGATCCATTCAATATATTTGTCGACTATATATCTTTTGTAAATAATTCTCATTTGTCTCTTTTGACTCTTCCACATAATTATTATTATTATATATCCATGCTTCATCATTACATAATCTTAAATTTGGATAAATTGCGGATTTATACCAGTATAATTTATCTTGTATATTTTTTGATGGAGATTTTACATCAAGTATTAAAAAATTATAATTATCAGTATAATCATCTATAAATTTATTAAATAATGAATATTCAATGCCAAATTGTTCTTTAAATAAATTAAATAATTTCTGACGATTTAATTGAACATAATCTCTAAATATAAATATATAATCAACATTTTGTTTCATTCTTTTTATAGGCTTTGTTATTTCATGTGGTATATATTCCATTTCTAAAACAGTCAACATATTTAATATTGAATATTTTTTAAACAATACGCTCATGTATTTATTTTTTTCATCATCTTGATATAATACATTTTCTAAAATTATAAAAGTCCTTTTATCAAAATCCATATTATCTAATTCAATATTCTTTTTTTGTGTATGTATATATCTTTTTACAATATCATCATTATATCTATTATGTATAAAAATGGGTGGTATATAATCATATGTTTTATTTATTTTATGTTGAGGTTTATGTGAAATAATGAGCCCTGATGGTATATTTTTATGGTATAATAGGCTTTTTATTGCGGAGGATTTTCCTGATGAAGGTTCGCCAATAACTAATACTAAAGATGCGTCTGTAATATAATCAAAATTGAATTTTCTAAGAATTATTGTCATTCTTATTTTAATTTTAATATTTATTTTAATATTTATTTTATAATTTATTTTAAATATTTATTTTACAATTTATTTTAAATATTTATTTTACAATTTTTATAGAATTATTTTATAAAATTTAATTTTAACCCTTTACCTGAATAATATTTAAAATCGTGCGCATGGTGCACGATTCATTAAGTAGTATTATAAAATATTTATGTAAAGGGTTAATATTTATTTTAATATTATTTTAATATTTTATTTTTGCAATGATTATACATACATTATTGTAGAACCATCTAATTCAAAATAATATATTGAATGTGAATATAAAAAGCACATCAATTCGCGGAATAATAGTTTAGGTTCATTATTTGAAATTGACATAAATATATTTTTATTTTTTGAATTCTCTTCAAGAAAAGCCATCTTAGAACCAGCTGTTAAAGGTTGTTGTGATAAATATATACCAATACATTTTTTAGAGGTTAGTTCTGATATTTTATTTATACATTGTATAAAATGATTTATACTCTCAATTCCTGGTTTAGATATGCGCCATTTATCCTGAAATGCAACTAAAAAATCATCCTTTTCAATTAAATGGTCAATGGCGGAAATATGATTTCCATATTTTGATCTTACAGATGTTTCGTTTAATACCGGTAATTGTGTTTTTTGAAGCGTAAATTGAACGGTTTTTTCAAATTCAATACCTAATTCTCTTGAATTAAGAGATGACATATTATTGTTTTATCATTATATAATTGATTTTTATATAAATCATATAATTATTAATGTAAAAAAATCAATTTTTATTATATTTTATTATAATTTATTTATATATAATGTATAATATATAATGTATAATATATTTATATAATGAATAATTCTTATAAGTATCCTAATAAAAATGAAATTGAACAATTTTTTCAATTAACTGATGAAGATACGATTGGAATATGGGATTTTTTTAAAAATTATAGAATAACACGTGAAATATTTTCAAATAGTTTAGAAATTGATATACATGAACTTATCAAAGATATAAATGAAATTATTAAATTACATTTAGGTAATTTATCTAATATTGATACAGTAACGGATTTTATTCAAGAATTGAAAATAAATATTAAAAACTTGTATATGAGTGAAGAAACATCAAGAGAAATATATGAAAAAATCATTGATCCAGATAGCGATAAAATAACAAATATAATGTTTTATATGAATAAAAAGGAAAAAACAAATATATGTCAATGCAATTTATTTAATCTATTTAATGATTGTAAGTCATATATAATAACCATTAGACTTGTTATTTCACGTCCATCTAATAAAATTGCTATAGGAAAATGTAATAAAGTAATGAATTTCAATATAACCAAACAATTATATTCAAAGGCAATGAATTAAAATATATTTATTTGAATTATTGTAAAGATAACATCCATGAATATATATGAGGATGTCCTGATAATTTTACTGCATCCGTCCATTTTTTATCACTTATTATTTTATAATATTTGTCGGGGTCTATTTGATATATCCATTTTGCAACATTAAATTGGCCAAAATAACATGTATAACCAAATGTATCTTCGTCTATTTCAAGTCCTTCATTAACCATTTTTTTTACTTTGTCTAATTTACCATATATACAATAATCAAATAATATTGCGTATTTTTGCATTTTTATTATATTATTTTCTTTTAATTCATTATTTACTTCTTTAGATTTATTATTTACTTCTTTAGATTTATTATTTATGTCTTTTAATTCATTATTTATTTCTTTTATTTCACTATTTATATAATTCATTATTATAATCTATATTTTTATTTATTATAAATCATTTTAAATTATTTTTTATTAATTTTTATTAAATATAATTTATTACATCTAATTTATTACACCTAATTTATTACACCTAATTTATTATAAGTTTTTATTTAATTATTAGCGTATATATAGATATTTGGAAATTAACTTTATAGATGTACAGGATATCTTTGACATAAATAATAGTTGAGTTTTCCATCAGATGATTCTTTTACTACAATATATTTATCTGATAAAAAGTCTTCTTCGTCATATATATCATCTTCATAGTTTTCATTAAGACTCGTCGAAAAAACTGTTATATTCATCCGTTTAACATTATCATAAAACTGGCATCTAAAACTACCTTTTTTATATAAACTTCCGTCATAAATATATTTTAATGTAATATGTTTACTGGGTTTAATTACTTCACCTGTTATTGAATTTATTGTATCTACGCAAAAAAGCCCGATTTGGTCTGAAACAGATTGTGTTTCGTAATTTTCTATCATTTTTAAAACTAACCGCTCAACACCTTGAGTAGGCATTATTAAAAGATTTATTGTAAATGGTTGTATTTTCTAATGTAGTTTTATAAAAATTATTTATTTTCAATTTTTATTTTAAAATGATCATTCATGATAATATAAAAAATAATTACATACACCATCGTGGTCTTGTACTATTCCAACATATTGTTTTTCAATCTCGTCATCTTCAAAATGGTCATCAATGCATTTTAGACGTTCATATATCATAATATGTGTTTTTGTATCTGTATGATAATATTGACACACTTTTTCACCTTTTGGAAATAAAAAACCTTGATAATAGGAATTTAATTTTAGGACTAAACAACTCTGTTCTCCAATAAGTTCACCTGTTTCCATATTTATTTTTTCAATCAATATATATAAATTAAGATAATCATCATCGATTTTTATTAATTTATGGAATATTTTGTCCTCATATACATTTGACGCGAGTGGCATTTTGTGAATAAAAACAGTTTTATTTATAAATATATTATAAAATGGTATATTTTAATATATTTTATCAATTTTTTTATAAAGTTAGATAAAATACATAATTTATTATTACATAATTTATTATTACATAATTATTATTACATAATTTATTATTTTAAGCCTATTCAAAAAATATTTTTAAGGAGGAACGGTTACATTCACAAATTGATATTCACATAAATAATTTTGGCATGAATTATTGGATAATTCTTTAACTAAAATAAATTTATCTGATAAAAAATCGTCTTCACTTCCTTCATCAACAGTCGCTGAATAAAGCATTATTTTTATTTGTTTTACGTGATCATAATATTCACATAACAAATCATCTTTTTCGTATAAACTTCCGTCACAAATAGATTCTAATATAAAATGCTTTGGTGGTTCAATGGCAACACCAGTTTTTATGTTTATTGTTTCCATTGAAAAAAGTCCTAATATCCGCGAAATATATAATGGTTCATCATAATACTCTACCATTTTTATATTTAGATTGTGTGTATAAAAGTCTTTTTCATTTGATGAGTTATCAGTGGAACAAGATTCCATTTTGAAATAATATTAAATTTTATAATATATTTTTATAATTATGTAAATTTAGAGCAGTGCGTATTTTAAATGCCAGTTTTATAACCAAACTAAACATTTAATAAATACGTTAGCATAAAAAATTCTATATAATGGGTTTATCATGCATTTGTTTTGATAACGGACATTTGCATTCCCACTGTATGTTATTTAATTACCGTTTCTAATCAAACAACAATTTGATTTTGTATTCTTAAATTCTTTTGGTCTTTCTCTATGTTTTAGATAATATAAACCAATTGAAAGTATATTTTTACAAGCATTTACATCTCTATTTATGAATATACGCTTTTCAGTGTCCTCTTTTTGAGTTAGTACTTCATGTAATGAGTGTAAATGTTTTCCTTTCCTTATTTTTAAATTTGTTAATTCTCTATAATCTTTATTATATAATTTACTTGTTTTGTATTCGTTTATATCAAAGATTTCAAATCGTCTTGATAATAATCTTTTTAATCCTAAATTTGGAGTACTATATGTTCCTTTCATTGATCCTCTACTATAATCACCGTATAATAGTACTATCTTTTTACCATTTTCTTTTTCTTCTTTACTTAAATATTTATTTTCAATTTCATTTAATAATTTATCTTCTGATTTTTTTGTATTTACAAATCTTCTAAATGATAATTTCCTAAATAATATTTTATTATAAAAATCTTTTGTTTCATTATTAAATAATGTCTTATTTTTTATAAAATCTTTATATTTATCTATCTTTAATGTTCTTGAATTATAATCTGGTAATATTTTCTCTTTTTTTAATATTCCATTTTTATCCTTTTCTGTATGTATAATAAAATTACTTCTTTTTGTATATGTATCAAATCTTCTTCTCATTGCACTATATTTGAAAAATTTTCCATTTTCATCAATCATTGTAAAAGGTCTAATTTTACCTGGGTCTACTCCAATAAATTTATAATTTCCTTCTAAATATTTTTTACATCTATATTTTCCAAACTCTTCTAATTTATCAAATATTATTTCATTATCACTTTTAGGTAATTTATCACCAAATTCTTTATCTTTATATTTTTTGTTAATAAATAGTAATATACAATCAAAACCATTTGTCTTAATTTCATTATAAAATACATATTTAGATTTGAGTTTAAATATAGATTTCTTTTCTAATTTCAATAAAGATTTCCAAACATGTTTTTGATATTTTTTACAATTTAATAACATTTGACTTTTACCAAAAGAAAAAATTTCTTTTTTCTTGTCATCTATTATATCAACAATTGCACTTGTATTTAATGTAATGTGTTTAGGAATAATATTATTTCTTTGAGGAATAACTTGATAATTTCTTTTATCTAATTCTTCTATTTTTTGATTAATATAAAAAGAATACTTAAAATATTTATCAGGATTAATTTTAACATCATAAAATATTGATTCTTCTATTTTATTGGGAAATAATAAATGTCTATTAGTTTTTATCCATTGATGATATTTAATATTAGATTCTTCTATTTTATCGTTAAATAAATCATTTTTTAATTGCTTAATTTCTAAATTTAATTGTTTATACATTTCCTTTCTAATTTTTTTATCTTTATAATTTTCTTTAATTTCCTTTGAAATAGGATTTTTAAATAATTCATTAATATACTTAGACAAATGTTTAATAAAATGTATAGAAATATTATTATTAATACAAGTAATCATTTCTTTAGCAGTTTGTTCTAAAATATGAGATTTATTTGTAATATTAGGTTTAATATCAACTAATTTATAAAAAACATTATGATAAAATATTTTCAAATCATCTTTAGAAGATTTATTTTTAATTTTATCAATATTAGTACTTTTACCTCTAGTAGTATCATTAAATCCAATAGTTTTTAATATGTCTAATATAAATATTTTATTAATTTTAGGAAATTCTTGGTTGTTATTAAATCTATCTAATAAATATAATTTAAGAAATTGATATCCAAGTATAACTAATTGATTAATTTCTTTAACAGTATTTTCAATAATAGGTTGAATTTTATCATAATTTTTATTTTTCAAAACAGATTTTAATGGAACTTTAATAACTTTATAAATTTGTTCATTATTACCATATAAATTATTATCTAAAAACTTATTTTTTGATTTCTTTTTTTTCATATTTTAGTTATATATAATATATGTATTATATCTTTAAATACTTTTAAACGTATTAAATTAATAATAAAATAAATATTAATTAAAATTTAATTTTCTAATAATTTTTTAAGTTTTCTTTTTTCATATGCTCTTTTATTGTATTCTTTAGTTTGTTCAGGAGTTCTTGGACTTTTATATCCAGTTTTTTCTTTATATTCTTTAACTTTTTGTATAATTTCGTCTTTATGATTTTCATAAAAAGTTTTACTTCTTTTAGGTGCAGTATAACTTTTAAGTTTTTTTTTTAATTCATGGTATTCAATTAATAATTTATTATAAAGTTCTTTATAATTAATAGTTTCTTCCATTATATTTATAAAATATTATAAATATTTTTTTATATAAATTGTTTATTATAAAAATTGATTATTTTTAAATTTAAAAATAATTAAATATATAAAATATATAATTTTTTAATAATAAAAATGAGTAAAGAAATACCTTTTGAAAAATCATTTGCGTCTCATGAAAAAAGTAAATATTGGAGTGATAAAAATGAATTAAAACCATATCAGGTATCTAAAGCAAGTAAAAAAAAATATTGGTTTGAATGTGAATATAAACATTTATTTGAATGTAGTAGATTATCAAATATAACATACTTAAATCAATTTTGTCCAGAATGTAATAAAATAAATAAAAATATAAAATTTAATTATACTAATACTTCTTTAATAAAATATTGTAAAAATAATAATATTATTTTATTAGAATGTTATACAACAAAAAAAGTAAATAGAGACAGTATTATTAATGGAAACTGTATAAATTATGATAAATGTAATAATATTTTTAATAAAACATTTCGATTAATGATAGATAGTGGGGCATATTGTGATATTTGTACTTCCAATAATAAGAGTATTAAATTATCCAATACAAAACGAGAAAATAATAAATTAATATTATTTGAAAATAGTCTTGCATGTCATGAAAAATCAAAATATTTTAGTGATAAAAACTTAGATAAAAATGGTAATTTAATAAATATCCATTATATTCCATTGGGTACACATGATAAATTTTTATTTAATTGTAATATTTGTAATCATGAATTTAATATATCAATAAATAAATTATCAATAGGAAGATGGTGTCCATATTGTTGTATTCCTCAAAAAAAATTATGTGGTAAAACAGAATGTATAAGTTGTTTTGAAAAAAGTTTTGCTTCAAATATTGAAAAGGTTAAATATTATAGTAATAAAAATATTGAAAAACCAGAATTTATATTAAAAAATGGTGATAGAAAAATAATTTTTGATTGTGATATTTGTAATCATTCATTTGAAACAAGAATAAAATCTATAACAGATGGAGTATGGTGTCCATATTGTGCTATACCATCAAAAATATTATGTGAAAATAATAATTGTAATTTATGTTTTGAAAAATCATTTGCTTCATTTGAAAAATCTAAATATTGGAGTGATAAAAATGAATTATTGCCAAGACAAGTTTTTAAATATTCTAATCAAAAAATAATATTCAATTGTAATAAATGTAATCATGAATTTGAATCAACTATATCTCAAATTTCAAATGGTGGATGGTGTTCTTATTGTTGTAGTCAAAAATTATGTGATAATATTGAATGTATAGAATGTTATGAAAAATCATTTGCAACTCATGAAAAATCTAAATATTGGAGTGATAAAAATGAATTATTGCCAAGACAAGTTTTTAAATATTCTAATAGTAATTTTTTATTTAATTGTGATTGTGGTCATTTAATTGAAAAATCATTAAATAATATTTCAAATGGAAATAGTTGGTGTCCATATTGTTGTAATCCTACACAGAAATTATGTGATAATAATAATTGTATATTATGTTTTGAAAATTCATTTGCTAGTCATGAAAAAAGTAAATATTGGAGTGATATAAATGAATTAAAACCTAGGCAAGTTTTTAAACATACTTCTTTTAAATATTTATTTAACTGCAATAAATGCAATCATAAATTTAATAAAAATATATGTTCAATTACAAGCGAACAAAACGGTTGGTGTCCATATTGTTGTAATCCTACACAGAAATTATGTGATAATAATAATTGTATATTATGTTTTAAAAATTCATTTGCTAGTCATGAAAAAAGTAAATATTGGAGTGATAAAAATGAATTAAAACCAAGACAAATTTGCAGTGGTTCAAATCAAAAAATAATTTTTAATTGCAATAAATGTAATCATGAATTTGAACAAGCATTATCTCATATTTCAAATGGCGGATGGTGTTTTTATTGCAATGGATTTAAATTATGTAATAATAATGATTGTAAAGATTGTTTTGATAAATCATTTGCATCGCATGAGAAATCAATTTATTGGAGTGATAAAAATGAATTAAAACCAATACAAATTTGTAAAGGTTCTGATAAAAAAATAATATTTAATTGTAATATTTGTAATAATGAATATATATCAAGATTAGCAAATATTGGAATACATAATGCATGGTGTTCATGTAATATTAATAAAACTGAACAAAAACTTTTTGAAAAATTAGTATTAATTTATCCAGAATTAATTAAACAATATAAAGTAGAATGGTGTAAAAATATAAATTATTTACCATTTGATTTTTGTATTGAAGAATATAAAATTATTATTGAACTTGATGGAAGACAACATTTTCAACAAGTTTCTAATTGGAAGTCTCCTGAAGAAAATCAACATAGAGATAAATTTAAAATGAAATGTGCTAATGATAATAATTATTCAATTATTCGTATTTTACAAGAAGATGTATTTTATGATACTTTTGATTGGATTGATAAAATTAATCATGCAATTCAAAAAATTATAGAAAATAAAATTATACAAAATATTTTTATTTGTAAAAATAATGAATATGATATATTCAATGATTTTTAATTATTTTCTAATTATTAATTAAATATTATGGTAAAACAATTTTCTTCAGATTTAAAATTAAAAGCAGTTTTATATTATAATAAAATTAAAAATTTTAAAAAAGTTTGTGATATTTTTGAATGTTCTCATAGAAGTTTAAAAAGATGGGTTTTGAAATATGATAAAATTAAAAATTTAGACAGAAAAGAAAGAGAAAAAGGTTCTTATAAAATAAAACAAATACATATTAATTTTATAAAAGATGAATTAAAAAACAATAGTGATATACATATGCAATTATTACATCAAAAACTACATAATAAATTTACAGATTTATCAATATGCAGACAATATTTATCAAATATTATAAGAGATAATAATATTACTCGTAAAAGAGCAACTTTTGAACATTTCCCTAAAACATATAGAGGTAAAGATAGAAATGAAAAAGAAGAATTAAAAGCTTTCTTTAATGTAATTAAAAAATTTAATTTAGATGATATAATATGTATAGATGAATCATCATTAAGTACTTCTTTAAAATATAATTATTGTAGAAGTGCATTAGGAGATAGATGTATAATAAAAACAGATGATAATTCAGTTTTTAAGAAATATTCTTATATTAGTGCAATAACAAATAAAGAATGTATAAATAGTAAATTATATGACGAAGGTTCAGTAAATGCTGAACGTTTTAATATATTTTTAAAAGAAATATGTGATAAAGTAAAAAATAAATTATTTATATTAGATAATGGACAAATTCATAAAAAAGAAGAAACTAAAAAAATTATAAAAGACAGTGGTAATTTTTTATTATATACATGTCCATATCATCCACGTTTAAACTGTATAGAACAATGGTTTAATCAACTAAAACATTATATTAAATTAGATAAACCAAAAAATTTAATAAAATTAAAAGAAAGTCTAAATAATTCAATAAACAAAATAAAAGAAAAACATTATAAAAATTACTTTATTTATGCTTATAAAAAAGATATTTATAAAAATACAAAATCAAGTCATATATCAACTAAACATAAAAAACCTAAAATTTATAAAAAATAAACTGGCATTTAAAATACGCACTGCTCTAAAATAATTACAATCAATTTTTAATTTTATTCTTGATAATATAAAAAATATTTACATATACCATTCGGGTCTATTTTTACCACAACGTATTCTTTTAGAAGACTTATGTCATCCTCATCTTGATTATCATCTAATTCACGGTAATATACATTTATGTGCGTTTTTGTTTTAACATCATAAAAATCACATATAAAATTATTTTTATTTAATGTATAGGCAGTCGGTACTGATTTTGATTTTAGAATTAAACATTTTGGGCATTGAACCCTTGTTCCCGTTTCTTCATCAATTATATCAATTAAAATACGTATTGTATTATTGTTTGTATTATTGTTTGTATTATTGTTTGTATTATTGTTTGTATTTAAGAATTTATATTTTATCAATGCATTATGTTCAATCGGCATTTTGAGTATAAATCCATGATATTAATAATATATTAATTATTTAATGAAGTTTATGATATATTTTTATCAATTTTTATAATTTTAATTTAATATAAAAATTGATTGGTTTAAAAGCTTGAAGGCATTATAATAATTATTTAATATTATAATTCTAAAGTCATATGTAACTATCTCAAAAATGACGGAAGAAAACTCAAAAATGATAGAAGAATATAATATAGAAAAAGTTAAAACTGTAATTAAGCCTAAGCCTAATCCATATGCATCTCCTCATCGTCCAAAAGTCTATTATGAAAAACAATACAAATATGATCCAGAATACGATAAATTTTTGTTAAGTTATTCAAATGTAGATTTTAGATATGATGTAAGAAAATCATATAAAAATCTTACACCTAAAGAAATAGGTGACTATAACTCTCTAGATGATGTTGATTGGTCACAATTTAATTCTATAGGTGACTATAACTCTCTAGATGATGTTGATTGGTCACAATTTAATTCTATAGGTGACTATAACTCTCTAGATGATGATGATTGGTCACAATTTTTTTCTAGTCATCCCGATATTAGATCAATTATTTCCAATGTTAACAAACCCAGTTTTGAGTGTATTTTAAACTCTTCTTCAATCTATTTTAATAATGAAAAACCAGTCTATAACTATGACGGGTTGAAAGAGAGAATGGAAAAAAGTGGATTAAAACAACAAATTATATCAATTGCTCTTCATCCATGGCGTATAACTAGGATGTGCCATAAATTTCATTTAGGATTTAATTGTCTTAGAGAAAAATTATTTTACAGAATGCACAGTTCTGGGTTAAAAGCTGAATTAATATCAGTAGTATTTTACCATTCTTTAGATGTAGAAATTGGATATACCGCTCTTTCATTTGGAGTGGATTATTGAAGAGTATGAAATTGATTTTTCAACTTTAATGAATTTACTATATTAAACCTTTATTATAAACATTTTATAATATTACTTAAAGAATTGTGCGAATGGTGCACGATTTTAAATATTATTTAGGTAAAGGCTTAAGTTTATGATATATTTTTATAATTTTAATTTAATATAAAAATTGATAGGTTTAAAAGATTGAAATGCATTATAATAATTTTTTAATATTATTAAGAGTCTTATGTAACTATCTCAAAAATGACGGAAGAAAATTCAAAAATGACGGAAGAAAATAAAATTGTAAAGATTAATCTTAATCCTATGCCATACTCATCTCCTCATCGTCCAAAAGTCGATATACCAGATAAAGTACAATACAATTATGATCCAAAATACAAGAATTTGTTTTTATCAAGTTTTTGTCTAGATTTTACATATCATTTTAGATATAATGTAATAGAAACAGATGAAAATATTATTCCTGAACAAACTACTCCTGAACAAACTACTCATGAAAAAACATCTAATTACAATGAAATTCTTGAAAGGATTGATTGGTCACTGGCACTGGCACGTAGACCTACCTCAAAGACCATGCGAATTTTTTCTACAAAAGCCGTAGGAATTTTGAAGTTTTTTACAAAATTCGAGTTTAAATGTATTTTAAATTCGATAGATTTTACATTTGATAAAAAATTCGTCTATAACTATGACGGGTTGAAAGAGAGAATGGAAAAAAGTGGATTAAAACAACAAATTATATCAATTGCTCTTCATCCATGGCGTATAACTAGGATGTGCCATAAATTTCGTTTAGGATTTAATTGTCTTAGAGAAAAATTATTTTACAGAATGCACCGTTCTGGGTTAAAAGCTGAATTAATATCAGTAGTATTTTACCATACTTTATATGAAGAAATTGCATCAACCGCTCTTCATCCAGACCGATTAAAATGGATTCTTAAAGAGTATAACATTAAATTTTCAACTTTAATAAAATTACTATTTTATTGATTAAATTGATTTTATTCAATTATTTCAAATATAGATTTATTAATCTTATTTATAACAGCTTGAATTAAAAAATGAATTATTTTACATATAATTATATAAATTATTCAAAAATTATAACAAAATACTATATATAAATACTTAATATAAATACTTAATATAAATACTTCATATAAATACTTAATATAAATAAAAATGAAACCTATCTATAAATTGTTTGATTGGATACCATTTAATGAAGTTTGTTATTCATACGACTTTATATTTAATGAAAAACCAATAGATGATGAAACAGAAATTTTAAGAATAACACGTTTGTATAATATTCTTTTTAAGGAAGTTTTTAAAAAATTCCCAAATATAATAAATGAAAATAATAAATTAAACGGTTCTGTTGAAAATTTAATTAACAGAATAGGTATGTGTCTATATGATTTTATTATTTGGACTGTATTAAATAAAATGTCTGATATCATATATTCACTTCCCATTCGTAATTTAATTTACAAATTGAATTGGTATGGTCTATCAAAAAATCCTAATGCAATTTGCATTTTAGAACAAAATTTAGATAAAATTAATATAAATCATTTATCACGAAATAATAATCCAGATGCAATTGATATTTTAGAAAAAATAATGGAAACCGTTGGTTGGTCTAATTTTTCGAGTTGGTCTTCTTTATGCGCAAACCCGCATGCTATGAGGATTATAAACAAAAATTTGGACAAAGTTGATTGGAACATTCTATCAGCAAATCCATCTGCTATTTATATTTTAGAGAAAAATTTAGATAAAGTTAATTGGTTTTTCTTATCTTCAAATTTAAATGCCATTCATATTTTAGAACAAAATTTGGATAAAGTTGATTGGATGGGTTTATCAGCAAATCCAAACGCCATTCATCTTTTAGAACAAAATTTAGATAAAGTTGTTTGGACAGTTTTATCGACAAATCCAAACGCCATTCATATTTTAGAACAAAACTTAGATAAAGTTGATTGGCATCCTATATCAGGAAATATTAATGCAATTCATATTATAGAACAAAATCTTGATAAAGTTGATTGGTGCATTTTATCTGGAAATCCTAATGCAATTCATATTTTGGAAAATAATTTGCATAAAGTAAATTGGAGCATTTTATCAACAAATAAAAATGCTATTCATATTTTAAAACAAAATATAATAAAAATTAATATGAATTTCTTTGTGGGAAATCCGAGTATATTCACATATGATTACGTTGAAATGAAAAAAAGAATAGAATTAAATGGATTTAAAGAAGAACTTGTTTTGAAAGTATTTCATCCAAGGCGTTTAATGTCAATTTGCAATGAATATAATATTGAATTTGACGCTTTGAATGAATTGTATTGAGTATTGAGCATTTAATTAAGTATTGTATTGAGCATTTAATTAAGTATTGTATTAAGAATTGATAATAAAAAATATTTATTATAAAAAATTATATTAAAAATATTATAATTTAAATATAAATGAATGTTTTATTATTAGATCCATGGAATACTTCACAAATATTTTTATTAGAAATAGGTAAAAATATTATATTAGGACCTATAATAGATAAAAACTCAAAATTAAGACATCCTATAGAATTTATGTATGAAGATAAAGGTAATAATATTTATTATTTATATACTGTTAATAATGATAGAACTGATTTTAAACATTTATATCTAAAAATAAATTCAAATGAAACTATTATAGAGAATATATCAAAATCTAAAATATATAGCGGTTCTGAATATGTTATATTAGGATTACAGATAATATATCGATTATTTAGTCATATTAAAAATTATAATTGTAAATTACAGGTAAGAAAGTTTAAAAATCTCAGTTTTTTATAAATTATTAATTTATAAAATATTTTAATTATATTCTTTTATAAAAAAACTATATAAATATCT